GAGTTCTTCTTTTCATCATTGAAAGAGAGTCCGAAAGGAAGAGGAAGAGGAAATGAAGTCAAGTTAAGATCAAGAGATGTTCTTCTTTATAAAATCTATAAGTTAGAAAATCCTAGTGTTGGAGATGGTTCATTATCTCAAAATATTCTTCCTAGTCTTTCCGATTTTCCTCAAGTTTGTTATTCCAAGGGAAAAAATATTAGATCGGGTGTTTATGATCATTTATTGAATCAAGAGGATAAAGAGTTATTAGAAAGTTTTAATGGTCTTGGAGATATCCTCGGAATGGATTCAATCGGGTCGGGTAATTTTTCTAAATTAATTAATTAATGAGAGGTTTTAAAAATGTTAAAAAAAGATATTCTCTATTTTTTGTCATTCGATTTCTCATTGAGAAAATCAAAAAAAGAAATCAATTTTGATTTATTCCAAGATTATATGTTCTTGTTTCATAATCGATTAATAAAAGAGAGTTATTATAATTTAATCAAAAAATCCCTTTAAAAGTTAGAAAGGTTTAAAAAATAAAGAGAGAGGTTTTTCCTCTCTCTTTTTTTTGGTCTCAATATATTTTTTAAAAAATCTTTTAAAAATAGGTTTTAAAAAAGGTTTTAAAATCGATTTTAAGGTAACAACCACGGGCATAAAAAGGTTTTAAAAAAGGTTTTAATGGTATTATTAAAAGAGGTTTTAAAAGAGGTTTTAAAAGGTTTTTTAAAAAGAGTTTTAAAAAAAAGTAAGGAATCTTTTATTTTTTGAGAAATCCCCAGCGGGTTTCGTGAGGTTCGGTTATCATCTGAAAAAACTAATTTTCTGAATGTCTCATACATTTTAATCTTTATTAATTCTTATAAAGACTTTATAAGAACAGTTAATGGGTGCAAAACTAATTACCGAGGAGAATGCAGAGAAGGTTAAGCAAAAGGTTGTCTCTAATATACTTACGAAAGTAAGAGAAGGTAAAACACCAACGGCAATGGAGATGGAATTGTTGGATAAATATACCGCTTCCTCCGATGTTGGCTTTAGTGGGACATATGCAAAGAACCAAACTGAGTTAGCTAAATTGATCGGGGTCGATAGAAAAACTATCCAGAGGTGGAGAAAGGACCCTACATTCCCAAAGCCAAAAGCTGATGGTCGTTACACATTAAGTGAAGCTGTAGCATGGAAGGATGCAATGGGATCAACGGCTGGTGACCTAACAAGTAAGGAGTCTGCACAAGTTAAAAGCATTTTATTGCAAAATGAGAAATTGGAAATACAGGTAGGGATACTTAAAAGCGAGTATACGCCTAATGTTGATATAGATCAACAAGTGGCAGAGATGGTTCAGCAAGCCAAAAGGGAACTTCTTGCCCTACCCTCCTCATTAGCTCCACAAGTTATTGGTCAGACTGTAGCAGAAGCAGAGAAAATCATTAAGCAAAGTCTAGTTGAAGCATTAAGATCACTACATGAAGGGGAATGGTTAAGTGGGGAAAAATAATTCATTATTACATTTCGATGAAAATAGAGCTGATCTTCAGCTCGATGGGCAGTGTCACCACTTTGATTATGATGCGATAGATAATGAGCATAAAGAGCCTAGTTATGATCCAGATCAAGTTGCTCAAATGGGAGAGGTACTAAGAGAGATGCTTACTTGGCTTACAATGGGGGATGTAAATTCTGCCAGTTATGGGCAAACATTAATGAGAAAGACAATAGCTATGTGTTGGGTGTTAAGACCAGAATTATTTGAAGGGATGGCTTTATCGGAGATTGCAAAAGCAAAAGGAGTCAATGTCTACAAGCAGTCTCTTAGCAAGCAAGCAATTAAATTTTCCGAGAAATTTAGCGTTAAGGGTAGAGGTCAACGAAAAAGATTATGAAAACTGTAGATAAAAAAATAGGTGTTTTAAAACCAAGTGAGTACAATCCAAGGGAGCTGACCAAGAAGCAGTATGGTGACCTCAAGTCAAGTTTGCAAAAGTTTGGCTTAGTTGAGCCCGTGTTAGTCAACATGCAAAAAGGGCGTGAGAATATTGTAATCGGTGGGCATCAAAGATTGAAGATATGGGCAGAGTTAGGCAACGACACCGTACCATGCGTTGAAATCAAACTTACTCTAGCGAAAGAGAAAGAATTGAATGTTCGTATGAATAAAAATGGTGGACAATGGGATTGGGACTTATTGGCAAACAACTTTGATGCCGAGGATTTAATTGATTGGGGATTTGAGGCAGATGATGTTTTAAAAGAGCTTACAGATGAGGATGCGGAAGAAGAACCAGAAGTTAAGTTTTCTGAATTTATAGATGAATCAAATAATTATGTAGTTCTTACTTTTGACAACGATGTAGATTGGTTGTCTGCACAAACTCATTTTGACCTGGATTCTGTTCACTCACGGAGAGCCAATGGAAAGCCGTGGAGTAAGGGAGTTGGACGAGTTATTAAGGGTGCAGATTATATAAGGAGCTTAAATAAGAAATGATGATATTAGCTCCCAGTTGGAAGAGAGCTAACATATGCACCTCTCATAAGTATTTTCCTAGCCTTAAATATGTTGTATGTAATTCACAAGCGCAGAGTTATTTAGATAAAGGTTTGCCCGTCTTGACATGTAAAGATTCCGATCAAGGCAATGTGAGTCGCGTCAGAAATTGGATACTTGATTATGCTGGCGAAAAAGATGTGTGTATAGTCGATGATGACCTCAAGTGCCTTTCAATGTGGAATGGCAACGATTGTCGGAAGATGATTGGGGAGGAAGCGGAAGAGTTTATCGAATATGGTTTCACCCTAGCAAAGGAATTTGGTGTACGAATGTGGGGAGTTAATATTATACAAGATAAAGGTGCGTTTAGGGAATATACTCCTTTTAGTCTGACAAATGTTATTCTCGGACCCTTTGGTGGATTCTCAAATCCTATTTGCAGGTATGACGAAAATCTCCCCTTAAAGGAAGATTATGATTTAAGCTTACAGATGATAAATAAGTACCGGAAGATACTTAGAATCAATCATGTTCATTATATATGTGACCAGCACACAAATGTTGGGGGATGTGCCGAGTACAGAACTATTGATGAGGAAAAAGATCAGTTTGAACTATTAGAAAAAAAGTGGGGTAAGGATATTGTGCGAAGAGATAAAGGTAATTCAAATACCGAAAGAAAGCGACAAGTCACCTATGATATAAACCCTATTATAAAAATACCCATAGGAGGTGTCTAATGAATGAAAAACCATTTAAAATAAGAAAAGTATCAGATGGTGTATTTTTTATTGATATATTTTTTGAAGATAAAAAAGTAAACAAACCCATCTGGTGCTTGTTAAGAAGTGATGCCCATCACGATAATCCTCATTCAGATAATGATATGGAGAGGAGGCATCTTGATCAGGCTTTGCAAAGAAAGGCATTCATATTGGATAACGGAGATGCTTTTTGTGCAATGCAAGGCAAGGGTGATCCAAGAGCAAGTAAAGATGATATAAAGGAGGAGCATAAAGGTGGCAATTATCTCGATAAATTGGTGGACTCGTACGCAGATTGGCTTAAGCCGTATGCGGAGAATATTCTCGTTATGGGTAAGGGTAATCACGAAACGGCAGTATATAAACATAGGGAGACTGATCTCACCCAAAGACTGGTCAATTCACTCAATGGAAAAACAAATGCAAAAATCAAAAGTGGGCAAATTGCAAACTGGATCGGGATTAGAGCAAGGTGCCTTCAAGACCCAAAGAGGAGGAGCATGGGAACAGTATGGTTTTATATGTTCCACGGAGCAGGAGGGGGAGGACCCGTCACTAAAGGAGTCATCGGCGCGAACAGGATGGGGGTTACTCATCCCGACGCTAATATCATTGCTACTGGGCATACCCATGATAGTTGGTTTCTGCCTAATGCTCGCGCTCGCATTACCGCTAATGGTGTTGAATACATTGATGAGCAATTACATATCAAAATTCCAACATATAAGAATGAGTATGGGGTTAAGGACTCAGGCTTCCATATGGAGAAAGGTCGACCACCAAAACCCCTTGGGGCGGTGTGGATCAAGTTTTATATGGGGAGCAGACCCGAGTTGGCGGGATCTGAACAATTGAAATACGAAGCTACTAGAGCAGATTAAAATGAAATATGAGTGTAGTCGAAATTGCAGCACGGAGGTCGTGGAAGCCTCCAGACACCCGATTGACATGGGAGTGGGCTGACCAAAATGTTAAGTTAGACCCCACCTCACCCTATCAAGGGTATTGGAAGTCGGAAATATCTCCTTGGGTCAGGGAGTTAATGGAAACATTCTCAGATAACGAAGTGTCTGATATTAGTGTTATGTGTTCAGCTCAATCAGCGAAGACTCAGACAATGATTTGTTTGTTAATGTGGGCTTTAGCTGAAGAGCCAGCTCCCACTATGTGGGTAACAAGTACTGCTGAAGAAGCTGCGTTTTTAATGAAAACCCGCCTGATTCCGACTATTAAAGCTTGTGCTCCTGTTGCAGAAACGCTTATTGAGGACAGAAGTGCGGTGTCAAAGATGGAGGTTCACCTAAAAGGGGCATCATTAGGAGTAGTAGGCTCGTCATCTCCCTCACGATTACAGTCTAAGCCCGTTAGGTGGTTATTCCTGGATGAGGTTAGGAATTACCCAGAGGGCGCGTTAGAAATGGTTCTAAAGAGGACGCGAGCTTATTGGAATGCAAGAAGGTGTATTGTATCAACTCCTGATAATCATAATGATGCAACTCATAGAGCTTACCTTCAAGGAGACCAAAGAGTTTGGCATTTTAAGTGTAGGAGTTGCGGTGATTGGTTTCCAATGAGTTGGGAATATATGAAGTGGACAGAGGATGAAGAGACTAAAAACGAAAGAGGATATAATTTTGATAAACTTGCAGAAACCGTAAGATTTGAATGCAAGTGTGGAGAAGTATATAAGGATGAACCAGCGGACAGAAGACACTTTGTAAATAGTGGTAAGTATATATCTTTAAACCCAAATGCACCTAAGAACAGAAAGTCTTTTCATTGGAATGCGTTGCTTCCTCCTTGGGTTAAGTGGAGAGACCTCGTTGAGGAGTTTCTTATAGCGAAGGGGGCAACTTATAATGGAGATACTTCGCCATTAAAGGATTTCATCAATGAGTCACTCGGAGAGCCGTGGGAGGATCGATTAGGAGATTTTGAAGACTTTGGGCAATTGCAAAAGCGTGCTGGGGATTATGCCTTGGGAGATGATTGGAAGGATGAGGAGGTTAGATTCTTAGCTGCTGATAAACAAGCCAAGGGAGGGATACATTATTGGTATGTTGTAAGGGCATTCGCAAAAGAGGGAGCAAAGTCTAGGTTGGTGGATTACGGACAAGTTGGTGGCGATAAAGAATTGTTGGAGGTAGCTGAACTCAACAATGTTATTCCAGATAATTGTATAATAGATTCAGGATTTGATACTACTTCTGTATATAAATTTTGCCAGCGTCATGGGTGGAAGCCGATGAAGGGCTCGGGGACTCAAGGATTCAAGCACCGAAATAAAAAGACAGGAAGAATGTCTACTCAGTTATGGACATGGACAAAAGCTGAAGTAGGTATTGGTACAAAAGAGCATGGTCTGCATAAAGCCATAAGATTGTTTCTTTGGTCTAATGATGGTTTGAAAGATATGTTTGCTGAGTTAATGCAAGGATTTATAGGGGATTGGACAATAGCCAAAGATGTTACGAGTGAGTACACAAGACAAGTTACGGCAGAAAAGCGGGTACAAACTATAGATATAAAAGGAAGAAGTAAGTACGAGTGGCTCCCAGTTCGGAAGGACAATCACATGTTAGATTGCGAATTGATGATATTAGTAGCATCACTAGCTAACAAGCTTATCACGCAGACATATACGGAAATGGAGACTGAAGGGCTAGAGTAGTATGTTCATAAAAGGTATATATGTAGGTTTACCAGTCCCAGAATTGGAAAGAATACGCACTCAATTATTCGAGGCTCTTAATTCTGCGAGAGAAGGAAGTCGGTTTAGCGAAGTCGATATGGGAGGGAAAATGGGCAAGAAAGCCCTACTCTCTTATAATGAAATCGTACATGAGTTGCAGGAAGTGTTATTTGCTTTAAAGAAAGCACAGCCTGATATTTATGGAAAGCCAATCAAGAGGTTAATTCCTAATTTTAATAAAAGTATTGGAACAAGAGTGCTAGAACCCTTTGTGTGCGTAGCTGGGATAGATAAGCATACCGGTGGTCTTATAAAAGATGGGTCATTTACCTATAAGTCTGGTCGATCCTTATTAACCTTCGAGCATGGATATTATGAGCATTTTGAAGAATCTGCTCAATTAGCGAAGAATGGCAACGGACTATGGGGATTATATGGCATAGCGGGATATCGCTATGATTTTCAGCGAGAGTTTAGTGGATCACCCCTAACCTCAAGTGGTAACTGGGATGTCATACAAGTAACATTATGAATTTAATAAATACTTTAAAAAGATTGGTTATCCCAGAGGGCGAGCCTAAGCAAAACCCTGATTCAGTTCCAAGTGCATATCATCCAACTTATTGGGATGGAATACAGAGAACGAGGCATAGGAAAAATATTCCATATACCTTTAAGTCTGCTAGGTCTAATAGCACTTGGACTCGAAAGGAAATGGCAAGTATTTCAAGGTATTTATATGATAATGATGGCATAGTGCATGGTGCTATAAATGATATGGCTCGTTATAGTTTTCCTTTATCGCCACAAGCTATATCGGATGACCCGTATTGGAATCTTGAGGCAGAATCAATATTTAAGGAGTGGGCATATAGTGCGGATATCGGTGGGAGATATGGATTTGATGAGATGCAGAGACTATTATCGATTGCGATAGATAGAGATGGAGATGCTGGAGTATTATTTGTGCGTTATAATGGATTGAAATTGCAAATGATAGAATCGCATCGAGTTGGTGATTTTATAGAGCAAGATTCTGGTTTTATGGATGGTGTGAGAACTAATCGATTTGGAAAGCCAATTGAGTACCTTATTGCCGATGAGTCAATTCATGGAGAGTTTTATCCGAAATCTACTAAATATAGGAGAGTTCCCGCAAATGCTATATCGTGGTTATTAGACCCAGAACGAGCAGAGCAACAAAGAGGGTTACCAGCGATCAAGCACGCCATAAATCACCTTAGAGATATTAAGGAGATATTGGAGTTTGAGAAGGATGGAGTAAAGAACCTTAGTACTATTGCTGCTGTATTGGAATCTGAGACAGGAGAGGCAGACCCAGATGCGTGGAATACATCAGAGATTATGGATGATGCCACCAGATTAACAGTTAATGATATACAGAGTGGTAGCATTCCTGTTTTAAAGAAAGGTGAGAAATTAAGCCCTTTCTCTTATAATCGACCCTCCCCTACCTTTCAAGGATTCTTAGAATTTATAATACGGGAGTTCTCGGTTGGTATGGGATTGCCTTATGAGTTTTTGTGGCATCCCGCTGGAATAACGGGACCCGCTCAAAGGTTTATAATGGGCAAAGCTCAAAGGAGATTTAATGAAAGGCAGAGGTTATTTGGACCTTTCTTGAGGAAAGTTTGGGCGGTAGTAATTAGCGATGCCATTGCCAATAAAAAATTAAAGTCAGTACCTGAGTGGTATAAGTGTAGAATACAAGCACCAGCCGAGTTGACTATTGATGCGGGAAGAGAAGCGTCTCAAGAAAGAGAAGATGTGCAAGCTGGGTTAATGACCATGAGAGAGCATTTTGGTAAGAGAGGCATGGATTGGCAATCGGAGTGTCAGCAGAAAGCCAAGGAGATGAAGTACATTTTAGAGAAGTCCAAGCAAATCGCAGATGAAACGGGAGTGAATTTTGATACAATAGTTAATTTAATGATAAAAGGAGAGTTTGCCGGAAATGCACCAGAACCAAAAGAAGATGATGACAATACACCAGATAAAGACCCAACTGATAAATAATCCGTGGCTTATAACTCAGGAAGCGTATATAACGATTCAGAGTGCTATAGATGAGTTATCATTTGAATTACAAGAAGTAGAAGTAGAAGCTGAAGAGCCTTCTATCGCAAATGACATTGGAGTATTGAACCTCCAAGGTACTGTAATGAGGGATGTACCACCTGTTTTGGCTAAGTTGTTTGGTATAGCCGATGTTGCAGTTTTCAGGGATCAAGTAAAAGCACTTGCTGATGATGATAGTGTTAAAGGAATAATGTTAAACATTGATTCACCTGGAGGTTCTGTCACGGGAGTCGAGGAGGCGGGAGAAGCAGTAGCTTATGCAAATTCAAAGAAGCCTGTGTATGCATCCGTAGAGGGTCTTATGGCATCAGCCGCTTATTGGATCGGTTCGCAAGCAAGAATGATTGTTGCGTCTAATAGTTCTAAAGTTGGATCAATTGGTGTGTATTTGCCTGTTGTCGATAGTAGTGAGTCGTATAAAGCACAAGGCATACAAGTGGAGTTAATCAAGAATAAAGAAGCTACATATAAAGGAGCTGGATTTGATGGGACATCTCTAACCAAAGACCAAAAAGATTATATGGGAGAAATGGTGCAAGATATATTTAATAGTTTTAAGGGGGCGGTAGTTTCTGCCAGAAGCCAAGTAAAAAGTGGTGCTATGCGTGGGCAATCTTTTTTAGGAAAAAAGGCAAAGGAACAAGGTTTGGTTGATGTGAATGGATCATTTGAAGAAGCAATGGCACTTCTTAAATATGAAATTAATTAAAAAATAAATTAAACAGGGAGACAATAAAGCTATAGCAATGAGTGATGCAAAAAATCTAGTCGAAGAACATGCCGAACTAAAGGAGAAGGCAAAAGAGTCAGCAATCGAAATTACTGCTCTAAATGAACTCCTTGATGAAGCGAATGGACAATTTAAAAAATCTGCTGAAACAATTGCAGAACTTGAATCGCAGTTAAGTCAAACATCTGAAGAGCTTGAAAAAGCACAGTCAGAGGTAGAGGAACTTACTACTCAAGTTCATAAGCTTACTGATGAAGAAGCTTCTGTTGAGGTTAAGGTAATAGAAACCTGCCAAGACTTAGGAGTTCAACCAGTAAGCGCAAGTGCTTCGGTTGAAGAACATAATTTCGCAGCTGAGTTCTCTTCTATATCTGATCCAGCTGAAAAAACTAAATATTACAGAGAACACAAAGAACAAATCCTCGGAGGAATTAACTAATGGCTAATTTAGGAAGTATCGCAGTAAAGTACGCGTCAAGTGGCGCTAACCCCAACTTGCAAGTTGATTTAATTTTGCAAGAAGCTTTAGACACATTTACGCAAGACCTTGGTATTCTTGGTTCTATTCATCGTGATTTCGGTGGAGAAGCAATGAGGTTTAATCAGTCTTTACAGACAAGAATTTTCTCAACTCGGGCTAAAACTGATGTTGTTGATTGGTCTGCTCAAAAAGGTCAACTTGCTAATTCTGCAAATTCTTATAATGGTGGTGCTGAAGATCAAGATGCTGATGCAGTAGCAATTAAGCTTGATAAGCATAAATTCATCAAGTTTCATCTTACCGATCTTGAGCGTGAGCAAACAATGGTACAGTATGTATCAGAAGCTGCTAAATACGCTGCTCATGCATTAGCTCAAAAGGTAACTGAAGATTTATTGGAAGTGGCATTTGCGAATGACAAAGTAGTAAATGGTCAGCAGATTGCACAAAATGCTTTCGATATCGATGATCTTTATGATGTCGCAAAAGCAATGGATGATCTTAATATGCCAAAGACTGGAAGATGGATGGTATTAGATCACACAGCATATTACTTATTGCTTAAGACTTTAACAACTATCAGTAATGCCTCTTATGACATTAAGCCTGGCATTAATCGTGCATTCCTTGATCAAAACCTAGCAGGGTTTAAAATCTTTACCTACAATGGTATGGCTGGTCTTACTAATGGTGCTAAAGTGCTTGCTGGTTATGAAGGTTCTCTTGCTATGGTAAATCGTTTGCCTGAGTTCGCAGATGCTTCCATGCAGATTGGTGATATTGCAAATGCTTCTGAACCTAATAGTGGTCTTTCACTTCAACTTCGCAGGAAGTACGATGTGTTTGCATCCAAAGAAGAGTATGCTCTTACTTGCATGTATGGTCTTAAAGCTCCAAATGATTATGTAGCTGCGGTACAAGGGGGAGCTGCTGCTTCAGGAAACAAGAGACTCTTTACTTTAAATATTGCATAATGGATGCCTCGACCTCCAGTCTTCATATAGTGGTTGGCATTAAGGCTAAAGGTGCACCTGTGGTGTATGCTGGAGATGCCACTACTGCTACGGAGAAGTTTAAAGAAAAGCTTTTAGCTAAACAAGTAGTGAAGGGTAAAATGGATGAGGCTGATAAAGAAACAGATAACCCATTATATACATCTGTTATTTGGTATGGTAAGGGCAGATTAATTGATTCAAGGAAAACATCTTAAAACTAAATTATAAGAACATGGCACAAATAAATTCAATCGACGTATTTCCTAGTATTAAGGAAATTGAAACGGACGCTAATGGCGACCTACAAGAAATTCTTTCAGCGGATGGCACACGGGCTTCGTTAGTTTATGACCTCGGTGGAGGAAATGGTGCTCAGTTTAATGCTGTTGCTGATGGAGCTGAAGGTAATAAAGTGTATATGCAAATATCTGACGGCACTAACGCAGGAGCGGATCAAATTGATGTTCGCAATCATGCTACGGTAGATGGAGCAAAGGTTGTTGATGTGCAATTTACCGAAACTCTTGCGAATGCAATTGGTGGCACAAGTGACTCAGTTATTTATAATAATAATTTTTCTGTAACTCGAATTGCGCAAGGTGCTGGTTCTGTTCAGTTGCATGTTATCGACCAAGTTGATAATGGATTAGCTGCAAAAGCTTCTGTTTCAAAAGCTAAGTTTAAGCTCGAAAAAAATGTAGCTGGAGCATTTGCTGGTAGTTTAGCAATTACAGACAACACTGGATTAGCTGATGTCGTTACTAATAATGGTGGAGTTATTTCGGTAGATTTAGAATTAGCTGCTGATCAATCTTCAATTCAAGATATTGTTGATCTTTTAAATGCTAATCTTGGTGCTGATTTTACCGCAACTGTTACTAGTGGTGCAAATGATGTTGCAACTGTTTCGGTTGCTTCTGCTTTTACTGGTGGTGCTGATGATGAAGATCAAGTAAAGATTCATGCTGCTGATAGTGATATTTCTGTATGTCTTGTGCAGAATATTAATAATTATACCAATAATGAAATTTATACTTTGCTCAATGATGGTACGGCTTCATGGTCAAGTAGTTTTACTGGTAATACAGCTAAGTTTAGTTTAGCAATTACAAATGCTCCAAACAATGCTAGCCCAGCAATTAATGGTAGTTTTGATTTAGTTGGTGGCTCTGACCCATCTGGTCAAACTGGAACTCTTACTGTTATTAAAACCCTCATTGATGGAAGTGAAGATGCATCAGCATTGGTTAATGTAACTTTATCTGGAAATGCAACTACATTGCCTGTTGTTTTAAGTGAAACAGTTTTAGATGGTGGGTTAGATGCAACCATATCTGACCTCGATCCAAATTCACAATACATCATGATTAAGCGTGATGATATTTATGAATTAGAAGAAGGTGAATCTGGAGATGCTAGAAAAATTGTTTGGGGCGTATTAGACAAATACACAAGTCATGTGTCTGGTCTTTCTGCTGAACAATTGCCTGAGAACTTTGTAGCTACCCGTGGTAACCCAGCTTTACTTATTGATAATGCCGGAACTCGCATTAGGCAAGCCTACTCAGTTCAAGCATTCTATGCTACTGGTGATTGGGATTTAGAAGACGAGACTTCCGTTTAAGGCTTGTAAGTGGAAATGAAAGGTGAGCAACCTTACTTCGTTTGTTGCGGAAGCGTTTAAAGACCATCTCAAATATCTATCTGTCGAAGTTAATATCGGCGGGTCAATTTATTACGCATTACCTGCGGAAGCAGAAATAGCACCTGATCTTGATTTGGGTGGGGTCTCTGATCAAGCTGACGGTGCTATTATTTTAGAGAAGGCAAGTATTATTATAATGCCTAAGGTAGGGTCACGAATAATCATAGATGGTGAGTTACAAAGAATATATACCATCAAGAAGAGTGTTGGTAACCCTTTGGTCGTAATAGAGTATATGGGGGTAACTGAGCGATGAGCTTTGGTGCTAGGGAATTATTTTTCGACCTTGGTTCGCAAACAGATGGGTTAGTTTCGAGTAAGAATCTAGGAGGAACATCTGAATCTTTCTTTGAGGGTGACACTTATACATTACGAGTGCATCTACGCAAAAAAGTAGACTCTGGAAGTGAGCCGTACCATTTAGATACAAATGAAACATTAGCCTTAGCGTTATCTCTTGAAGATGATCTTCGTCAACAAGAGCAGACTGTATTAGCATATACAAATACTTTTGATAGTGTCTTGGATGCGGATGGAGATATTTGCTATGAGACTCAATGGGAGTTAAATACCGAAGAGATTATAACTGCTTTAGGAACTCGTAGTTCTATTAATTGCGTCGTAGAGATGGTTATCTTGGATGGTGCTTTGGGTAGGCAATATACTGTCCAAGGAAGTGCGAGAGTAAGAAGATCAATAGTAGATACGCAAAATGTAAACCAATTAGGATTGCCGTCTGTAAATATAGGTTCGTTTAGCACTGTAAAAGAGCTTTGTGAGAATTTAGTAGATGAACGAATTATAGGTTTAAAGGATGGAGCTCCTGTTGAGTTTGATACTTTATTTGAGCTAGCTGAAGCTGCGATGGGAATGCAAAGTCTTCGGGCAGAGGTGGGTACATATGCAGATTATATTGAGGGTAAAGCTCTAGCAGATTCTGGTCTAACCGTAACGGCATTAGGTGCTATAGCTGCTGATGGAGCGTCCGTAACAGTTGTTATATAATGATAACCGATGTTACCGAAAGATTAATTCAGAAAACCATAGATGAAGGAGGCAAAGTCTATGCTTATACTGATACAGAGCAGATAGAGGTAGTCTCTGCTACTGGTAGCAACATTGTACTTAAGTTAGATAGTCATGTCTTATCAATAGGTGATAAGATTAGGTTTCTATATGAGCCGTTATTTAAAACTCCATATTGTATTGATGTGGATACAGATGGTGACGGCATTATAGATCGATTTGATTTAGATGCTGATGGTGATGGCGTATGGGATGATAGAGCGCCTGATCTGCCTTCGCATATTGTCCTAAAGGTCACCTATGAGGCGTTAGCACCCGATCAAGTTACCTTGGATATATCACCTTTGGAGGTGGATACGGTTAGATGCCGTGAATGGGGTAAGGCATTGATTGTAGATAGGCACTACCCTCTTTATATAACTGAAGAAGAAGCGTTACTTGCCTCTCCGTGTGCAGTACCAGAAGCACATGATCATTTCTTGGATGAAAGGCAATATTGGATGCCAGAGTGTGTAGATCAATGGCACGGAAACTACCATACTTGTAAGCCTCATGCCGTAGATAATGTACAGGTAAGTGCGGTAGAGACCTATGACTTTGAGTATGTAGATCGCGTGTATGGGGATACTGGGTTTAATTCCATAATACCTAGAGATTATGAAAGAAAGTTATTAGCACTAGATACCGATGAAAATGGCACATTTGATAGTGAGGTATTCTATTCGCTTCAAACCACATATAATGTAGGAGAGGAATATAGGCATATCCATTATCATACTATTCCTCCACAAGCATGGCTATATCGTGTTGCTAGTGTTAATGCTAGTGAAGATTTCTTGCCAGATGGTCATTCATTTAGATTAGGAACTTGGGTGTATCAAGTAAGTGTAACAACCAAGTTTGATTATAGGTCGGAAGATAATATTACTCATACTCAAAGTATATTTAAGTATTTATCGCAGTTGTCAAATGGGTCAGAGGCTACATTAGATTCAACCGGTGGAGGTATTATAAGGTATGTTGATGGCAACGAGGTTTGGCAATCATTACCAGCTCTAGAATTAAATGCACAATCATATGTAGTTTTAGAGGATCGTTTGTTTGAGGAGGGTGATGAGTTTTATATACATGCTGAGTTACCACCTAGTGAGCCAGTAAATGTTAGATTGGATATATTGGAGAGCGGCGATGCTCCTTCAAATGTTAGGGCAGTTGGTAGTGATATAACTGATCCGTCTAATGTAAATGCGATTGCAATCATTAATCCAACCGAAGTAAGCAATGTGGTTGCTGGTGAGGTAGTGCCTCCAAATGGGACTCCGTCATTAGTAATTGCGGGAATATTATCGGGTGCTCCTTCTGAAGTGCATGCTGCATCGGAAGTTAAATTCGCAAGTCATGTATATGCTATAACAGTGCCATCTGCTGACCCAAATAATGTCACTGCTGAAATAATATTTGATCCATCTACATTGAACCTTTTGCACTGGTATGATGCTAGTGATCCCAACTCTCAAGTGCCATGAACCCAAATGATGTAGATAATGTAGAGTGCCTATGCGAGCCTCATTATAATGAACCAGACCAAGTAGCTTGTTCCAAGTTACCTACAGTAAGTAAATTATTGGATAAAGCAGAGGGTGCATTAGATAGCAGTGATTTGAGTTTCGCAAAACCTTTATATCCATATGCCTCGGGGGGTGTTACCTCTCTGGCTTTTACTGGGCAAGATTTTGGGGCAACGGAAAAAAGTCGAATCACTAATTCAAATCAGACCTGGGTGTTTGCTGCCCAAATGGACCCAGAAACAATAGAGGCTGACGGCATATTGGCATATGGCGATAGACCTCAAGTAGGAACATTTGAATTTAGCGCTGGAGATAGTTCTTTTAATGGTAATCTAAGAATCACGAAAAGAGGTGTTGGTAGCGCAGGGTTTGTGCCTGTGGTCGAAGGAACTTCATTTAAGATATGGGGAAAGGGAGGCAAGGGGCATGGTGAAGCTTTGATCTACTATGATGGTGGAATTAGAAAGTGGATATGGCATTATTATGAAGAGATAGACAGGAATGGTCAGCATCAATCGCCATATTGCTTTTATGTGGGTGATAAGGATGGCAATAGAAATATGGTAGATGGTGAATATGTTGGGGGGTGGAGCCTGCCTTATGGTCAATTCGATGACCCCGATATAGACATTGATTTATATATACATTTTAACCGAACAGATGTGTTGGGTAGATCAAGTAATTTTGATGGCAGATTAGATGTTCCTGTCGGTGCAAATGCATCATTTAATGTCTATAGTATAGAGTTTGACCGAGAATTATATTTATTAAATTTTTATGTAAATGGAGTTAATACTGTATCCCAAGGGTTTGCCAAAAATCCATTAGCGGAAAACCAAAGGATTTTAGTTTTTGCAGATTTAACTGCTAGTCTGAAAGCAGAAGGTAGATTTGCTGAATTATTAGTGTTACCCTATATAGACCAAAATACACGAAAGGGAGTAGAGTCTTATTTGGGGAATAAATGGAATATACCTATATTAAATCCAGCAACTGTTGCTCCAGATTTTAATGGACCAGTAGAGCCTAAGGGTCGATCAGAAGTAGTAAATTTTTATCCGCCCACATTAGAAGACAAGCCTTCATCGAGTTCGGTTTTTGTATTAGATGAAGGATTAGTGGCGGGAGGACCTTCTGCAAATATTTGGCTTAGTCAAGGAGGGTCATCGAGCCTAACAGTAATACGACCAGATCTCCCCTCACATGCTACAAGCATAAGTGGAGGTATTTTTTGGTGGAATGATGATGTTAAAACAGGAATTGGGTGGATACAATATAGAGTTTCAGATATGGTTTTCGTACAGCTCGTCTTTCAGTATTACCAGTTTATTTACATAGGAAGTAGTCTTATAACCCAGAAAGTAATAAAAAAAGGTGGTATATTTTTCGATATAAATCAGCCTGATGCCTCTCGAAAGGCGTTAGAGCAGAGTAGGCATATATTTAAAATAGGCACTCCAGATTACCGGCGATTCTATCCTGTGTCATGGGCAAGTGACCCATTCGACCCTGCAAGAATAACCCACAAGGTAAGTGGATTTAATGATTATAGGGATGGATATTATGCTAAGATAAATAATGAGTTAGGTGCTTATGTGTATTTTAGGCATAATAGAAGTGCGTGGTTGGCTTCCCAATATCGAACATATAGAACTTATGATGGAGAGTTTACGGATCAATTTAGTCATTTCATATCAGGCTTTATTAACGAGATAGATCGTGATTTAGTAGAGAATGACGAAGTGTTCTATAGGTATGAGAAGATCGCTGAATTGGACTGTTCTCTTCCCCAGATACCAGCATATATTTATTCAGTAATGACTGGGATGGATGATGATGTATATAACTTAAATAATACTGTTACAATAAGCTCAAAATTAGGAAGCGAGAATGTAGGAGGATACCATGTTGATAAAAATCAGAATAGCATGGATTCCTTGTCGGATGATGATGGTGTATTTCCACTCCAAACCGTAGAGGAAGTTACGCAAGCATGCTCTAGTGTAACACCTATTGTGCCTCTTATAACCATTAGGGATGATGTAGAAAACTTTAGTTATAATACAAGTATCGTAAATGGGGATTTAGTATTAGAGGAAGTGAGTGGAGATCACTTTAGGAAAACCTTTAATGGTAATATATGCATATTATCTGCAAAGTATCAAAGTGGTGAAGAGCCTCTAAGCTTGGATGACAATGGTCTAAGAGGATTCTACCATGTAGGATTAGATCAAGTGGATTACCATCGAAGGGGTGAAGATGGCTATGTATTTGAGGGTGCAGTAAAAAGATTAGTAAGAGAGCCAAGGCTTCCTGACTTAGTAAATGCCGGACATCAAGTCAAAGACCCATTGGATGTAGATTGTTTTATAATTTCAGATGATGTCTCCAATGTAAGTGCAGAACTTGATTATGATTATGAGTTTCACGATGAAATAACAGGGACTCCGTCATGGGCTAATTATTTTGGCTGGGTAAGTCTTTCTAATGATGGGTTGAGAATGGTCACGACTTATGGGTCTGTTTATGCGAGGGATGGCATAGGGAGTGGTGACCAATGGTATAGCATAGGAAGCGTGACAGGGAATGTTTCAGTTGGTAGTTACCTTGGAGATGGCTGTAAAATTTCGGGCGATGGTCAATACATTGTAAAATCTTATGGAGGAATACACATTTATCGTATTTACCAAGATCAAACCATAAGTAAGGTTTCCGAAATTGATTCACCTTATCCCGCTAATCTGCACTTCTCTTCCTATTTCGGGGGGTCAATAGATATCAGCCGAGATGGTAAATACATTGCGGTAGGTGCTTCATATTCAAATGGAGTCGAAGGTACGAGATCGTTTGAAGGAATATTTTATATATATGAAAAACAATCAAATGGAACATATGAACAATCTCGCGCAACAACCCCAATAAATTTAAGAGGGCAAGATTTTGGTCTAAAGAGTGGTTTTGGTCGCAATAATGTTCGGTATGGTTGCAACTTTAGCCCAAATGGTGAAAGGCTTATTTTCTCATGTGATTCAGTAGCATATGAAACATATAGAACGCCCGTCATGGTCTTAGAGCCAGGAACTAATAAGTGGACTTTTAAGTATGAAGCACTTGGCACTTCATATAAGTTTGGGGGTTTTGTAGAAATAGATGATGTGTATGGAATAGTGCATACGGGCACCAGAAATAGTGTGCAGCATTTTGCTCATACCGATTCACTTATTTATTCCAGAAAGGAAATGTTCCCAGCATCAAGAATGTATGTTTCTAATATGAGCCTGCAGAGAGATGGACGAGTAGCGATACAAAGTAATCAAGCTAGACATGCCTTTAATGGCATTGATTACTACCCAAGACCTCAAGAAATTAATGTTTTTAGATCTACCCCTCATGTTAAGCGGGAAGCTAGAACGATAAAAAATAACTATTATTATAATCCAAATAATCATTATAGAACTACTCAAACAGGAGATTATACTTTTCGGGGACCAATGAATCTAGCGGGATTACAGCTTCAGTCGGGTAATTTAAGTGAGTTGTATATTTTCGCGGAAAATAAATTAAACGTATTGAGGTTGGATCAAACTACATTATAGGGAGACAAAAAGGCTTTATTGAATCTAATAAATTATATTATGGCTAAAGTACAAATATCATGGAGAGACAACTCAGATAATGAGGATAGTTTCAAAATCTTTAAAAGCACAAATACTCCAGTTACGAGTTCAGATGCACAAATTGCTGAAGTAACTCTTGCATCTGGTCAATGGAATGTGTCGGGGACTGCATCAAATGTAGCGTTGACAAGTTCAAATACCACTAATTCTTCAACCACTGGAGAAACTTTTGTGATTAGCTATGATGAAGATACCCCAAATACTTATTTTTATGGGGTTGCTGCATCAAATGCAGTTGGTGATTCATTGGTCGTAACCTCTACCGGTTCAGTTGAAGTTCTTGCGTGAGCCACCTGAAATCCATCGGCATTGATGTCGGTGTCATTGCAAAAGGCTTAAACCACAAAGTTTCTATATTTAGCGGTCGGCTTGATGACACCGCTGGTAAAGTGTCACTTTATGCTACCCATCTCCCGTATGAGCCAGTATCTCTAGCTAATTATGAGGATTGTGGGTGCCATGATTTAAGTACCGCACAAGGTGCGTTAGATAGATTAGCACAATTAAGAGCCGAGGGTGGAGATAGGCTTGATGCACTAGAAGCCCAAGGAGGTGTTGGGGGTGGATTAGCTCAATGGACAGAAAATGGCAACGGTGATATATTACCTGATGCAGATGATGGTCAAGATTTAGGTTCACCAGATAAAAGAGTACGAGATTTATATTTAGGACCTGCCTCACTTAAAATTGTAGATGACCAAGGGAATGTACAAGCATATGATAAAAGTTGGTTTGAGGGCGCAACTGGATCATCTGCATACCAAATAGCAGTCGCGAATGGATTTTCGGGTACGCAAGGCGATTGGTTGGATTCCCTAAAGGGAGCTGATGGACAAGATGGAGTAAATGGACAAGATGGCGCGAATGGACAAGATGGCGCGAATGGACAAGATGGTGTAAACGGGCAAGACGGTGCGAATGGGCAAGACGGTGCGAATGGGCAAGACGGAGTTAATGGCGTAAATGGGCAAGATGGCGTAAATGGCGTAAACGGACAGGATGGCGTAAACGGACAGGACGGACAGGATGGTGCAAACGGACAGGACGGACAGGATGGTGCAAACGGACAGGATGGACAGGATGGTGCAAACGGACAGGATGGTGCAAACGGACAGGATGGTGCGAATGGAGTAGATGGAGCAGATGGAGCAGATGCGACTATAAGCAAATACCTAGTAAGCACACTTCCAAATAAAGCCGAAGATGGGACAATAGTTTTTGTAGAAAATGGATCATCCCAAGGAGAGCCTTGCCTAGCATATTTTAACAGTGGTAAGTGGCAGAGGAGTTCGGATGATTCTGTTATAGTGGATAGAACAATTGATATTTTCTTATTAGCTGGTCAATCAAATGCCCATGGACATGCACAAGTAAGTGATTTAAGTGCAGGACAGTCATCACAAGATGGTTTTTTTTATCATTCCTGGCATCAAGATACCTCAAATGCGTCTACTACTCAGATTTATTCTGATATAGCTACATCGGTAGAAGCGGGATATACGAGAGGTGGAGATGCTTCTAGGTTTGGACCTGAAATGGGATTCTTCTATCAAGCTAATAATATTGATTTAGCTAATGGAAAGCCAATCGGCATGATTAAACATGCCATAGGTGCATCTCAATTAATAGATGATCCAAGTGACCCTAATTCAGCCATTTTTTCAGATTGGGACTTAACTGCAACTGGTGATAGGCGAGGTGATGCACTAAGAGCTTTTAAGGTAGCTTTAGCAGATGGATTGAGCAAGTTTGAGGCAGAGGGTTATGCCTATCGAATAGCGGGAATGATTTGGTGGCAAGGAGAGAGTGGGTCAAGCGTTTCGGGCTTAAATGCACTCATCGATCATTTTAGAACTTACTTAGATGACAATTACACATTGGATATGCCAAAGGCTGAGTTCCCCGTAGTCATTACAAAAATTGGTTATGGTACTGATTTAACTCCCGTGGCAGATGCAGATGATTATGTGGGTATAGTAGATGCTGGAAATTATGGTCATAGTGGTACTCAAAACCATGTTGGTGATGTAACTGATGGCTCTGCTGATATAAATAATAGTGGCGTAAATGATATGTTTGAAATTGGGGAAGCATATGCAGTTGCCATGGAGAGCACAATTACCCCAGCTTGGAATCCTTCTAGTATTGCAACTAGATTCTGGATGGATGCTAATGACTTATCGACTATTGGCACAACGAATGGAATTGTTACTAGTATCAATGATTTATCGGGAAACAGTTCAACAGTAATACCACTGGGGTCTTCCACTGTTCAATCTGTATTGGCGAGCCAAAATGGAAGAAACATATTAAGGTTTGATGGGGATAGTGATGCCTCAAATTGGACTGGCGTTAATTTTAGTTCTACTGCCGTACACAAGTGGTTCATGACCTTAAAAGTTACTCAGGCGGATCAGAACGATGGGCTCTTACATGTGAATGGTAATGGATTGCATTTAATGTTATTTCAATTTGGTGCTAATTTCAAAGC